TCGAAGTTGTGTATACCACTAACTTCGGTTCCATACTGATTACGAATAAGGCCATCCGTACCCTCAGACTGTCGCATCATCTCGACATACTTGCTAAGTCCGTTTTCGGAAAATTTAAGATTATACTTATCTAGACTCCACACATAAGTGACAAACTCTTCAAACAAAGGATGGAATTTGCAATTTTCTAGAATTGAGATTGTTCTAATAGCATTGAAGTCTTTACCATCAATACCATCATCCAGGAAGGCTGTAAATCTTTCAAAGTTCATTATTCTATTAAGAGCTCTGTAAGTAGAATAAATCCCACCAATTTTACCATCTTTAATATAGTCAATATGATAAAGACGTTGCAAGAACACGACGAAATTACTTGCAATATATGTTTTAGTTCTGTTGACTTCAAGCTTCAGGCGTTCAAAACTTGCAATATAACTCTCGACTTCAGACATGCCTGCCAAGCGAGCGATTGAATCATCTCCGTGAAATTGACTTGAGTCTCCACCTATGCCGACAAGACCTGTGTCGTTAGCAACGGTGGCTTGAATAACAGATCCAGCTTCATTGGTATCAGCTGATCCACTCGGTAATCCGTGAGGCCCACTTTTAAGACCATCAGGTGTAATCATTGGAATGTTCACACGACGTTCACCGATCTCTAATATAGTATTACAATATGAAGGTTGAAATACACTACACTTATATTCATCGTAGAGAGACTGTAGATTTGGTCCTAACGATCTATCGTAGGAAGCGAAGTCCATCGATACAAGTACTTCACCTTGAGAAACTGCTTTTATAACCATGGCAGAGGCTACTTCATCTACTGCATCGGGTCCAAGTAAAGCCACCCTCCAGGATAATTTCTTTTGATACTCAAGAAAGGGGTAAAAGAATGCACCTTCGTATATGATATTCGCAATAGGAATACCCCAAACTATGCGCGTTTTAAGCATTTCTTGCGTCCTAACAAAAGGAACTGAAGCATATTCTTTTAGCCACTCACTAATCAAATAAGCTTTGTCTAGGAATTTATCCTTCACTAAACCTTTCTTAACAAGGAAGGGAAGTCCAGATTGAGTACTATTTTTAATAGAGTCAATCACTCGCTTTATTTCCCATGGACGAAGTCTACCTTGAACTTCAGGTTTGAGAGGCTTTAGGTTAACGGGAGTTGAACTTACGTTCCAGAATTTTAGAAAATCATCCTTGATATCACTCCAAGGTTTTGCTCTACTTCTGCTCCCGAATTTTGACTTTTCATTCATCTCAATTGAATAGAGAGTATCATTAATTTCAGACTTGTGATTATCGAAAACCGAGTTCCAACCATCTAGAACTTTCGCATCACCTAATTTCTCCAGGATAGGACTACAGATATTAGGTGTGTCCAAGCTACCTTTAACAAGCCTTTGAAGTATGCGGGATAGTTCACCTGTCTCAGTATTATTTAAATTAAACATTTCTGATGCTTGATCAAGTATGCGGCTTAACTTCATAATTTAACTCCAAATCTATTTACATCTCGGCTGTATCGTTGCCACTACGGTTGCGTTTGTAACGACCGTTTGTTTTGCGACGACCTCTGCCTTGAGAGGATCCTGTATCACGTCGAGTTAATGAGCCAATGTCAAACATTTCAGCCATCCAATCAATGGAAGGTTGAGACATACTTCTGATTGTATTACCCATAACACTATACGTACCGAATGGAGGTGCGTGATGAGAGTCACTACCTGCAACAAAGTTAGCGTAAGGTTGGCTAATAGCAAGAGGACCGTAGCCATTGACACTATTAACAGTAACATTAGAAGTAACCCAGCATGGTTCGCCATTATTTACACCAGAAGCGTAAGCAAATGTGTAACGGTTAGTTCTTCGTGTAGTACCGTTCTTTTGGTAAGAAGAACGCTCAGGTACTAGAACACCCGACCAAGTTTGGTCAGCTGGACTGTAAATACTACAAGCAGCTTGTTGATCACCTAACTCTTCACGTTTAAATTCACCAGAAACAGCGAATTGTACAGTATCAGTATCATTAACTACAGACGGTAGTAAGAATTCTACTGAGCTATCGTCAAGATAAGATGATTGGTCACAAGGACTGTTAATGAAAATATTCATAAACTCATGTGAATATTGAGGTACTTCTTGAGTTGCACCAACCGTAGTATTCACCCAATTCGGGAAGACACGAGCCATCATGTCAACTGTTTTGAAAAGAGAGTGATTTGGATTATCAAGAAGGATACCCAGATTTTCGATAGTAGAAAGAAGATCCATGTCGATGGTATCAAAGAGGAAAGTATTACTACTACTCGTCATCGGAACAGGGATAAATCCAATATTATTGGAACAGTTACTATCTGGATTAGATTTGTAAGTTGAGTATAAGAAAGAAGAACGCTCAATCATCTTTGGTGGGATGGGTAAAGCATTAAGTCTTTCTCGAAGTAAAGCAAGATATTGTAGATCTGAAGTCTGGAACATACGTCTCAGAACGTTACGACTAACGTCGTTTTGTCCAGGGCCTTGGATGACAGAATAAGTATTGACCATGAAGAAATACTTTCCAAGTGCACCCATTAACAGATTGAAATAAGCTACAACTTTGTTGTATGAAAAGTTAAAGTCAGCATTAATGTTGAAACCAACAGATGCTTGTGCTTTAAGTTGGAGATTAGGAATTAGCGTTTGTTTCCAGTAAACATCTGAGAATTCATTACCGGGAGGGACACGCTGTATTACACAGGCAAGATCAGCAGAACGAAGTCTACCGTCTGTATTGCTAGAACTAGTCCAGTTACGAGTTGGAACGTTCTGATTCGGAGGATACAAAGTAGAAACTACACCTGATTTGTAGTCAACGTTTAGAGGCATCGAAATAATCGACATTAAGTCCTCATTACCATTGCTTCCAAAACCTGTCGCCTTAACAGAGCTTCCGCCACCGTTTGACGTCTGTTCATTCTGATTCCCTAAACGTTCAGCTGCCTGTCTAACTTGTTCAGCTACTTTAGCGGCAGTTTTACCTATCGCTTCAGTGCCCTTTTCAATGGCTGCGCCTTTGATCGTTTCAAGTACATCATCTACTGGTAAGATACCTGTAGATAATCCAACAGCGTCACCGATGGTTTGTCCAAAAGTATTACCTAAGTTACGGCCTAACCTTGGCATACCTGTTCCAGATGGACGAAAAGCCATCATGTTTTGAGTAGAATGCTTCAAATCATGTAGTTCAGCTACGTGATAAAGCTCGTCTCTAAATTTTGTGTATTCCTCTTCAGTTGCGACACCCGTCATCAGTTTAGTAAAGGTATCTCCACTAATCTGAGTCTTGTGTTCACACAATTCTGTGTATTTGGAATATTCTTTGTAAAAGTCTGAGATCGCTGCGCTAGGCATATCACTCATATTTAGTTCTCCTGCATGTTGACGAATCCACAGAACCAAGTGGAATGTAAAACTATCCAATCCGG